TTCCTATTTTAAGAACTCTTCCGCTTACTTTACAAAGTCCACTAGTAATAGCCATGTCTTAATAACTCCTTATTAAACGGTTCCAAACACTGTTCCGCCTATAACTCTGGAATCTTTCGAGTTTCTAACAGTATCTCTAAAGCCAATGTTTGTTCCTGGGCCGTATGCGGCAGAAATATTCGAAGTAAAGTTTAACCAATTTGGACTCATAGTTCCAAGATATTGATTTACTCCACGTATTGTACTTGCCATCTGTCTTTCATCTGGGCTCGTAAAGTTTCTAACGGGGCCAGGATTGTTCCTTGTTCCAGTCACGGCTTGGAACTGTCCTGGTTGCAACAGAACTTCATTAACTGTGTTTGGATACTGAGAACTTTTTACTCTATTTAGAATGACGGCCATGATTCCGGCTTGTTCCTGAGGACTGTTCGGAAGCGACTCTGCAACTGTAGCAGCCACTAGATTATTCCATTCGCTATCAGAAAGCTTTCTTCCAAGAAATGCTTCGGCCTGAGATCTAGCTTGAAGAGGTTCCTCGCCTTGTAGTATTTCTTGAACATCCGCGCTCGTGAGTTTTTGATTTGTTGTATTCTGTGCTTCGTTATTCGCTGCGGTGTCTGATTCGCCATCGTCTTGCGATGTGTATCCAGCGCTGCCACTAGAACTGCTGTTTCTGTGTTGAGTAGAACTCGTACCCTTTGCGGTTGGTTCTGGAAGATCGGCTCCTTCGGCAGGGCCTGCCGGTTCAGGATCATCCGCCTCGCCCATCGCCATATGAACTCTATCGTCTATCGCGACTAGAGCTGCATTTATGCTTACCTTCGCACCACTGCCAGCCTTTACGTGATCTCCTTTAAGGTCGAGGTCTCCTGACGCGGTGATGTACATTCCCTCGGATTTAATATTAATGTCTGCCGCGGACTGAATGTTTACGTTTGTGGCTGCTTTAATATTAACGTTCTCAACGTTTGCGTGTATTCTAACTTTAGCCGCTCTCAGTTGAACTTCATCACTACCATTTAGATTTAATTGCCCGCCGACAGAAAGAATATGATTTCCGTGAACGATTTGCTGATAGTCACCTTCTATCTCTTCTATCTTGTTACCTTTTACAAGAACTTTACTATCGCCTTCAATCGTAACTATATTTTTCCCGCCAACATAAATGTGCTGATGTGTATCGTTTATCTCATACTTATCACCAATAGATTTATTTACTGTTGTACCATTTGTGTCTATTGATATGTACGACCCAGATTTATGAAAGATAGTTATTCTTTCTGCACCAGGCGTGTCATCTAACTCGATCGAGTGACTGGAAGTTTCTATCACTCTATTGAACGGGTACTCTGAATTATATGCCGGAGCAGGTTCTTCAAAAGTATCGCCGTCGTTCGCTATTGGGATGTTCTTAATTCTACTTAACTCTTGATTAAGAACATACGTTTCTTCTATATTCTCGCCTCTTTCCAATTTAGAATTCATTGGCTGGCCTATATCTTCCGGATTAGACCCTACAGATAATATTCTTGCATTCTTTTCGGGAATGTATCCCCACCCAGTAACTTGAGGATTTACAACCTCAGTCATCTGTGTAGGTATTATACCTAATACCAATGGTTGCTGAGCGTCCCTTCCGTCAAGAAACATCCCAAAGACGAATTGATTTATGCGTGGCAGCGGAGAGTTTGGATCAAAGCTTCCATATACTAATATTGCCCATGGAAGATCTTCAGTTGGAATTTGGTCAACGGTTCCGTGTACACCAAATGCTCTAACTTGTACTCTCTTTTCTAAACGCTCATCAACGTTATTTTCCACAACGCCAATAAAGAATAGAGGATCGTATATACCTACACCAGTTTCTCTCATTCGCGAGTATCCCAATCATACTTGATTAATTTCATAATCGTCTGATGATTGTCCCTTTCAAAATAATGTGTAAGATCACTAACTATGTAATATCCTGATAACTGTTTATTTAAGTCTACACTTGACGATGATTTAAATTCAGGTATCTTCAAGTTTACGATATTGCCAGCGTTAATATCGAGTCTTCCGTTTGCTTTTGCATGCACCGTGACTGTTCCTAGGTGATGGCGGTACGCGGTTCTATTCATAACTATCTCAGGAAGAAATTGATCACCTCTTATCTGTCCTGCGCTTCCTTCATCCCAATCTTTAATAACAATATATCTCTTTTCATTCTGTTCGGTGAAATACGCGTCAACAAATTCTGGAGAGTGACGCTCTTGACTTACATCCACTACAGAATTTTCAGTCATCTTGGCGTACTTAGTTTTCTCATTTTCATAAATGTATTCATTTTCATTTGATTTTCCAGGAAGATTGACTCTTCTATAATTTATGTCTATCTCTATAGTTCTTGAACGATAAGCTCCATTAAGAATATCTTCCACCGTGTTAATGCGATCAGTATTTCTTATCTCAATAAGATTCTGCATTTGACTAACAAGATTGCTTCCAGTTTTTTCGATAGCATCACTATATGTAAATTCTTTTACAGAATCTATGTTTTCGCGCGCTTCCTTAATTAAATACTCGTCGGTGACAAAATAGTAAGAGTTAGATGTTTCAAAAAACCTAAATGAAGAAGACGGATTTCCAGGGCTATAAGCACGCTGTGCAAGAAAGTTTAAAGCTTGCATAGGATTATAGTTCGGCATTACACATCTAAACATACCAACAGTAGGTTCTACAACTATACGGCTTTGACCTAGATAATTTTTGTCAAAAATTTCTTTGGCTATAGTTGAAATAGAGTTATTAAATGATTGTATGATCTTATTGAACATCGCGTTATAACTAGAATTTGACATAAAAAATATCTTATATATCAAACCGTCGTTTGTCTTTTTAATCTCCACATCAGATATCTTATAAAGTCTAAGATCGTATGTTATTTTTTTCTTAAGAGCATCTTCAACTTCTATAGTAAGAGTCTCTTCTCCTCTTAGAGGAAGATCTTCTATAAAACCAATATTATCATAGATAGTCGCAAACCCTCGTATAGAATCTTTGTTTATAGATTCCTCGATTGAAAACACCGGTATCATGTTGACAATATCGATCTGCTTACCCGTCAGTGTTGTTATAACTGCGGATAGTAACTTATAGTGCCCTGGTATGATGTATTCATCACTCATTTAAACTTGTCTCTAAGTTCTTTCTCTATCTGCGAAACATACGTGCGATCGATGAGTTGTATGTTTCTTTTATTATCATTCAATGCCTGTTCGTACTCATAGAAACGATACGGCGCCCATTCTTCGGGAATGATTCTTTTTATAATAATACGCCTGCCAGCTTCCGTTCTTAATATGACTCTATCTTCTTTACGAAGAAAGAGAGTTCTAAAACTATCCGGTGCCAGCTTAATAAAATCTGCCACGATTATACCTCTTTATAAAAATAAGCTACGTTATCTGTTCTAGTAGTGTCTTGTGCCCAAGCTAGAACATCATATCCAGTTCTTCCGCCAGCCCTATCTTTATACTTTTCAATAATATATTGATGGAAGGTGTATTCGTCCATAGGCCATTCGTTATATGGGTCGATAATATCGTTTGCGAGATATATCATCCAAGAATAGTTTGGATCACCATAGTAGTGAAAAGCAACGTCTTCGGCGCGATCGCCTTCCTCGATAGTATAAGGAAGAAATACATACGGATTTTGTATAGAATTTTTAAGAAACGCGACTCTTCTAGATACGTCTCTTACTAAGACGTTGTTATATGTTATCTCAGGAATTTTATCGAAATATTCTCCAGACATTATCTTCCAGCTCCAGGTCCATTGGTATCTTGTGTTAATGATGCTACGTCTAAACTTTCGGTTGAACTCCCACCATAATCTTCGGATGTATGAATATCAGATTCAATCAGACCCATGTTCATAGTAATAGAAGCTGGCTTGCCGCCTCTTAACATAGTTAATCCATTTGGTGTGAAGTTTGTTGAAAAGCTTTGAACCATGCAGGTTTTGTAATATAAGAAATAAGATTGGTCTACGCCTAAAAAGAAAATATCAACTGTACTAGGATAGTTTAAGAGAGCCCTTGGAAGACCTACTGCAGTACTATACGAAGGTAGTATGTTTTTTCTTATAGTTTGTATAATAGATTTTAGTAATACGGAATCCTCTGGGTTCAGTGGAGAGAGGTTCCACGCGAAGTTGGGCTGCTTTAAAGTCACTCCATCGAAATATAGAGAAGCCTTTGGGTTTACGGCGTTTCCAACACCAGCACTTATTGCTCTTGCGGATCCAGGAAGAAGTTTTTCGGCCGTTCTTCTACCAAGAAATGCCACATTCTTTGAAATATTTTCTGTGTCAGGATTAAGAAGGGAGTCCAAATCAAAACCTGGAAGAGCTGCGCTCAATGAGGATGCAAGATTACCTAGAGTTAAATCTCCAGCTCCAGCAAATCCTGAAGCAGCTCGAGAAACAGCTTCGCCGGATATTTCCGCATCGTAACCCTGCACTCTAATATTGTAAGAGTCTTCTATGTTCGAAGGAAGAGGTAGTAGTATCGCTTCTCTTCCAGAAACGAGTTGCGAGTTAAAACCGGTGCTTCCTACTTTGTTTAGTGCTCTTTCTCCAGGAGGTGAATACTTATACTTATCAAAAATCAAAAGTGTAGCGTGAGCACCAAGGTCGCGAGGGAACTGCGTGACTCCAGCTACACTCTGTCTCTTGCTCGCTCGTACTATGTCTTGAGCTCTATCCACATCGATTTCCTTTATAAATAGATTGTAGTTTGATTGTATTTATATCGAAAAATTGAGGAAATAATGTCTTATAAAGGGAGGTTTCGTCCAAAGAATCCAGACAAGTATAAGGGCGATCCTAGTAAAATTATATATCGTTCTCTGTGGGAGTTTAAGTTCTTTAAATATCTCGATGATCACCCCGATGTAATATGGTGGGCTTCTGAAGAATACGTAGTACCATACATGTCTCCGATTGATGGAAGAATGCACAGATATTTCCCCGACGTGGTCATGAGAAAAAAGATACCGGATGGCACGATAGAAACAATCATGATTGAGATAAAGCCTAAAGCACAAACGAAACCACCTGACATAAGAAAAAAGAACGCTACACCTACTGGAAGAATTTCTAGAAGATATATCAACGAAGTTAAGACATATGGAATAAATGAAGCAAAATGGATAGCAGCGAGAAAGTATTGTATAGAAAGAGGATGGAAATTTGAAGTGTTTACGGAAGATCAGTTAGGAATAAAATAAATGGCCGCGAAGATATTTGACGACATACTCTTAAAAGGTATTAGATCCGGCCAGATTCCGGCGAGAACTAGTGCCGCGAGGGATTGGTATCGCGAGCAAGCAAGTGGAGTTGCTCGCTCAAAGATTCAAGAGGATAGCTTTATTCGTCAAATGGGAACTGACAGATACGAAAATCGTTTTAGACTGGGCCATATGTATATGTTTCTATACGATCCTAAGCATAAAGATACATTACCATATTATGATAGATTTCCGTTAATATTTCCAATAAATAGAGCTAAGGGTGGCTTTCTTGGTATGAACTTTCACTACTTACCATTACAGCTAAGAGCAAGATTAATGGATGCTTTATATGATGTTACCACTAATGATAATTTTGATGAAACGACGAAGGTTAGAACGTCTTACAACATTTTAAACAGCGCAACAAAATATAAAGAGTTTAAACCAACTGTGAAACACTACTTAACTGATCATGTAAGAACTAGGTTGGTGTACATAAATCCAACGGAATGGGATATAGCTTTGTTTCTCCCAACCGAAAGATTTGAAGGCGCGTCAAAGACTAAAGTTTGGCAAGATTCAAGAAAGATCATAAGAGGAAGATAAATGGCTTTTAATATAAATGAATTTAAAAGCACGATGAACAAGTATGGCGGGCCCGTCAGAAAGAACTTGTATCTGGTAGAGATATCCTCTCTTCCTGTTGCTAACGATGGTATGTCTGTAAGAGACCTTCGTTTCTTTTGTCAGAGCGCAGCAATCCCAGGTCTTAATTATGCAGTCACGGATTATTTTCCAAACGGTTTCGGTGTAAGACAATCCATTCCGGCCTCATACCAACCAGATTCGTTTAATGCGGTGTTCATGTTGGATTCGGATCATATGGTTCTTCGCTTCTTTCATCAGTGGATGCAAACGGTAATAAACTATAACTATGCGGATGGCCCGTTATCTCAAGTTGGAGATCAGTTGCCATTTGAAATAGGATATAAGAGCGACTATGCTGCAAAGATCACGATAAAACATTTTAGTACAAATAGTAATGGTGAGTTTGAAGGATACTATCAATATGATTTGTTTGACGTATTTCCTACTCAGATAAGTGGTGTTGATGTTGCTTGGTCTGACAACGATTCTTTTGCGACTGCAACAGTAAACTTTTCCTATTCACACATTGTATTTTCTGGATCCATAAAGGGATCGCCAACAGAAAGATTCTCAAGAGGAACTGGCCTTCTCGAATTGATTAACGGTGTTGGGTTAACAGGCCAGTACATATCACAAGGGACTCTTCCACTCACTATACAAGATTCGGTAAATGCGTTCACGAGGGCGAACCTTGCGATAGCCGGAATAAGATCAGGATTTAGCCAGATTAAAACTGGATTGACTAACATTGGAAATATATTTAGATAAGGAGATGCTAAATTATGCCACTACCAAAGATTGACATACCTTTATATGAGCTCGTTCTTCCTTCAAACAATAAGAAGGTCAAGTATAGACCTTTTACTGTAAAAGAAGAAAAAATATTATTGACTGCCCAAGAGTCAAAAGACACACCACAGATGATTATTTCTATTATGCAGATCATAAACAACTGTCTTGTTGATTACAGCGTTGACGATCTAGCAGTATTCGATATAGAATACGTATTGATTAATATTAGATCTAAATCAGTTGATAATAACCTCGAGTTTGAGATTGAGGATCCTGATACAAAAGAAAGAATTAAGTTGAGTATGAATCTTTCGAACGTAAAAGTCATAAAAGATGAAAGACATACGAATAAGATTAAGATAGGTGCTGATTATACTCTCATTCTAAAATACCCATCTTTAGATATGTTGTCTGATATGTTGGACCCAGAAACAGTAACTCCTGAAAAGACGTTTGAAGTCCTTACTTCTTGCATAGATAAGTTAGTAACAGAAGAAGAGGTGTTTAACTTTAAAGACTTCACCAAAAAAGAAGTTGATGAATTTATCGAAAGTCTTCACGGGGATGTTGTTAAAAAGATGAAAGATTTTTTTGATACGATTCCAAAGATTCGTCATGAGATACCGTATGTTAACTCTGAAGGAAAAGAGAAGTCTTTCGTAGTTGAAGGGCTGCAGTCTTTTTTTATCTAATGTTGAGTCATACTAATCTATATGTGTATTACCAAAAAATATTTGGGATGGCTCAACACCATAACTACTCGATAGCAGAAGTAGAAAATATGTTGCCGTATGAAAGAGATCTTTATTTTGATTTGATAGTAGACTTTATTAAGAAACAGGAAGAGCAAAACAGGAAATAGTAATGGCAGATATTAATGACCTAGCAAACCTAATGGAATCGGTTGATGTTTCGATTAAAGAACAGACCGGTATATTAAAGTCTATTCTATTACTGCAGACAAAAGAGGCTGCGGTCGCAGAAAGAAGATGGCAGTTGTCCAGTGCAGATCGTGATGTTGTTCCACCTACACCGCCTGCACCACCCGCACCTAGAAGCAGAGACGGTGATAGACAGAATTCTGGTGAAAACAACACTCTGAGCGGTCTTCTTGGTGGATTGGCGGCTCTGTTTGGAGGCGGCCTTCTTAAGAGATTTGCTGTTTTAGCCGCAGGCGCAACGGCTCTTGCTGCCTCAATAGGAGTTACCATTGGTCTTATTCGAGGACAAATCATTGCTATAAAAACCTTTTTTAAAGCATTCGCAAATGTTTTTAAAGTATTCGCTCCTGGATTAACAAAAATATTTGACGATTTCAAATCTAACTTATCGGCGAGGCTCGCGTCAATTAGAACAGGATTATTTAAAGCGTTTGACGATTTTAAAGTTAACTTATCAACAAAGTTTGCGTCAATCACCGCAGGATTTGTAAAACTCTTTGATAACTTTGCGGGCACATTAAAAGGCATATTTTCATCAGGCAGCGGTTCTTCTAGTTTACCAAAAGTTTTTGTGGCTATACAGGCTGCCTTAAAAACTTTTATTGAGCCGTTTAGTGAAGCTCTTAAAACTATCCAAGGCCTGTCAGGAAGTTCCGGTTCTCCTAGTAAAATATCTACGATATTTGGAAAAATATCTACAACATTTGGACAAATAACCGGGTGGTTAGGAGATCTTGGAAAACAGATTGGTAAAATTGGTTCGGTTGTAGGAAAGATCTTTGCCCCAATCGCGATTATCATGACAGTCTTTGACACTATAAAGGGTGCTATAGCCGGTTACGCTGAAGGAGGAATACTCGGCGCGTTTGAAGGAGCTATCACTGGTTTCTTTACGTCACTAATCGCAGCCCCTTTAGACTTACTTAAGAATGTAGTCTCTTGGGTCGCCGGTGTGTTTGGATTTGATAGAGTAGCAGAAGTCCTAGATTCATTTAGCTTCGCTGACCTATTTAAGCAGATCGTAGGATCGTTATTTAATGGAGTCTCTTCTGCCGTAAGCGTGGTTACCGACTTATTTACCTTTGGAGAAGAAGATATGACTCTTCTTGGCGCTCTAGGTAAACTAACAGATTTGGTGTATGCCCCGGTGAACATGGCAATTAATTTTGTAAGAGGCATATTTGGATTTGAAGAGACTGAAGAACCTTTTAAGTTACAAGACTGGATATCCGAAAAGTTCAACAGTATAATAGATTCTATAAAAGGAATGTTTTCATTCATTCCTTCAGTGACAGAATTAGGAGACATGGTGTACAGCGCGCTTCCTACGTGGATGCAGGATTTAATTGGTGGAGACACACGAAGAGGATCTCTACCTCGTAGCGACTATACAAATCCTGCTGACGAGTTTGCTGGTTATGCGAAAGGAACTCGCGGTTTTGAAAACTTTGGCTCTGGAACGAGAGCAACTCTTCACGGGTTAGAAGCTGTGGTTCCTAGAAACACCGAAGCTGGTAAATTCTTAGAAAAAAACTTTGATGACTCTTGGAGAATGAAGCTTAATACGCTTGAGAATACAAACCAAAGATCTACACAACCGATTGTTATAAATGCCCCAAATAATAGTCAAACGAATCTGAGCTCGAGTGGCGGATCCATGTCGACTATCATAAATTCATTTGGAGGAAGCAGCAGTTTAGATGCTATGTCTAGACCGGGTGGCGTGTATTAAAAAAGGGGAGCTTTCGCTCCCCTTTTTCGTTCACTCTAAAAGAAGTTCTTTACTCTTTACAATTGAAATTTTCTTTGGTTTCTTTTCTTCAGGAACAACATTGAGCAATTCAATCGTTAGCATACCTTTTTCTAGAGATACACCCTTTACCTCGATCGTATCGGCGAGAGTAAACTTACGAGTAAAGCTTCTTGCTGCAATTCCCTTATGT